CGCCACCAGCGTCCCGAACGCCACCGCCATATCCACCGCGAAGCGCACCAACGTCAGGAGCATTCGCCGTACGTACCCCGACCGCCGCCCCAGCATCGTGAATGTCGGCGCCCCCATCTCCTGCGCCGTCGCCCGATTTGTATATCCTCCCTCCGCCAGCCAATGCTCCGGATATCCCGCCCCTCCCGCGATCTTGATTCTCAATTGCCGGATCAGATGCTCGAAATCCGCCGCGTGCAGGTTCGGGTTTTTTGCCTCCAGCGTGATTTTGTCATTGTGTCCGTACACCCCGCCCGGTTTCGTCGCCCGCAGCCGCCGCACCTCGTTCGCCACCGTCGCCGCGTCGCCACCCTCTATCAGCAAATCCCACACAAACGCCCGCAGAATCGCCGCCCACTCCAACACATCGAAAAACAACTGATCGTCCCGGTCGATCCAATCCACCAACGGCAGCAGGTACGGCCGCCCCCGATTCCCTCTCCGAATCCGATTCACTGCGAAATAGAAACACGCTCCGTCGAATGCCGCCTCATCAAACACGTCCCCCTTTGTCACCTGGCCCCCCTCCACCACCCGCCACCCCTGCCCCACACACGCCCCCTCCTCCGCCCGCCCCGACCCCGACCACGTGTACTGCCCCGTCGCCTCATCCGGTCGCAACACTCGCAGGAGATCACCCCGCTCTCCCGCCGCCCCCTTCAATTTGATCGCCACCAGGTCCGACGCATTCTCCATATCGCACACCAATTGATCGATCCGCGCCGGATCCACCACCCCGAACCGCACCGCGCCGTCTCCCCGCATACGTACGTCCTGTCCATCCCGCACGAATACCCGCACGCACAGCTCTCCGAACAGCATCAACTCTCGCACCAGCAGCTCCTGCTGTTCGTCCATCTCATTCACCCGCCAGAACCGCGTGACCACCTCCTCCACCTCCGGCGATTCGCACACCACCCCCACCCCGTTCTTGACCAGGAAATCCACCGCCAGCTCCACCAACCGCCATCCCATCGGCGTCGATGTCCACAGTCTATACGCCGCTTCAATCGCTCTATCCTGGCTCATCCCGCTCAGATCCCTCGCCCGCTTTCCCCCCCTCCGGTATCCATACTGTTTCACCCCTCCCGACCCCGGCTCATCCTCCCCCCCGTCGTTGAATCCCGCCGCGTACGCCTCTTGCGCCCGCCGCTCCGCCCGCGCCTGCGGTACTACCCCCATCACCTCAAACACTCGCTCTCGAATCCCCATCACCAGCTCCTATTTCCTGCGCACATAAATCATACCCTGATTTTCCTGCGCACATAAATTACGCATTACGTTTCCGCGTATCCTCATTATCGGCATCCATTCTCACACCCACACGCTCCGCTCCACCTCCGCGTGATAATCCCCCGGCTCCTCCGCCACCCCCACCGCCGCACCCACCGCCATATTCGCCACGGAGCAATAATTCTCCGCGTGTGCCAGATGGTCCGGGCCGCTCTCCACATATCGCGCCACCAACTGCCCCCCTCGCGCCTTCTCCAACACCCGCACCGGTGCCTTCAGATGACCGTAATAATCCCGCACCTCCCGCGCATCCCCCGGCAGCGTCCGCGTCCCTGCGTAAAACCCGCCGAACGTCTCATCCAGCGTCCGCGTCCGGTCGAGATTAACCGTCCCCTCTGCTTTATTCCACTGCACTGGTGCCTGGCGTTTGCTCCCGATCTTTTGCGTCACGTAATACGCCAGCCACACCCGCCCCCTCGCAAATCCGTCCTGTAGCTCCCGCGCCTTGCTCGTCTCCGGCAGCGCGTCAATCACCAGCGTCTCCACCTCGAATCGCCGCATCAGTCGCCCCACCTGCTCAAAGCTCTCGATCTCCCCCGCCCACCGTTGCGGCCATTCCCCCGTCTCCCCGTCCACCTCCCCCCGAATCACCCCGTGCAAAACCTTCCCCACGTCCACCCCCATCACTGTGCGCTCATCCGTTACCCGCCCGTGTCCATACGCCCGCCGGCACCCGTCCAACACATCGTCTGTCAGCTTCCCGCCCCGGGGGACATACGGCAGACCAAGATCCTGATTATAAATCTCTTTCCGCTTCGTCTCGTCCGTCGTATCCAACCCCTGGACGATCTCCAGCAAATCCGCTGTCCCACTAAATAATTTCGTCAGATGAAACCCCACAATATCCCGTTTTGGGAATTTTGCTACCCATTCCCCCCCATCCCCCAATCGGTCCAACCCCGCCCCGCACCGCCGGCACGCCGCGAATGCCTGCCCCTCCCCCATCCCGTGCCACGCCCGCGGCCGCTCCAGCTCATCCCACTCCGTCACCACCGACCCGATCCCCAACACCTGCCGCTCCCCGCACGCCCCGCACCGCACGAACCACTCCCGCTGATCCGTCTCCCCCCACTCCGCGTGGATCCCCCGCTCTGGATACGTCGGCGTGCTCACCGCCCGCTCCTCCGCCAGCCGGCTGTGTCCCAACCGCTTCCGTGCGATCACCGGTGCCCGCGGATCCATCTCGTCCCACTCATCCAGGATCAGCACATCCGCGTCGATAGCTTTCAGTTGCGGCGCCTTCCCGTCCGGCGTCACTTTCGCCCCCCGCAAATAAATGAACCGGTCTCGCACCCGCTTCAGCGTCACCCGGTCCGCCCCCCGCTTTCCCCCTGGCCCCGCCCCCTCTACCACAATATCGCTCAGATACGCGCTCGCCTCGATCGCCGGGCCGATCCTGGCCGAAGAGAAATCACTCACGTGCGTGTCCGTTGGAAACACATACAGCCCCGTCGCCCCCCGCTCGTCCGCCGCATGCAGCGCGTAGCTCACCAGATACTCACTCGCCCCCATCTGACTCGCTTTGTAAATGACCAGCCGCCGCGCTGTCTCGTTGTAAATATCCACCAGGTACGGGTGACGCGTCAAATCAAACGCCTTATCCGGCCCCAGATTCCGCCGGTGCAGGATCGTCCACGTCAACAGGTCCACCCCCGCCGTCCCCATCGCACGCCGTTGCCGCTCCATCAACAGCGCCGCCAGTCGCCGTTTGTAGATTTGCGATGATTCGTTCGAGTTCATCATCCCCCAGCCGTCCCAGGCTCACGTTCATTGTCATCTCATCCCCGCTCCCGCCACTCGCCGCCACCCGCGCCTTGTTCGCCGTCGCCTCCCCCGCCCGGTCCAAAATATCCAGCGCCGACAACCGCTGCAGGCGCTGATCCTCCGCCGACGCCATCAGCGTGATCAGCCGGTCCACCGCCGCCGGAGACGCTTTCGCCAGCTTCCGCTGCGCCGCCTCGATATGCCGCGCAATCTCACCATCCTGCCACTCCTGCGCCCGCCGCGTCGCCAGCTCCAGCGCCCGCTTAATCTGTGGATCGCTCTCCCACCCGGGTCGGCTCGGACGGTCGTACCAAGTCGAGCGATTGCAGCAATCCGGTTGCCGAAACACATCCGACATCGACACGCCCGGCGTAGCCGCCGCCTCCGCCAATTTAAGCACCGTCGTCCTTTGCTTGCGCGTCAACCCCCGCAACGACCGCTCGATCTCGCCCGTCATCCACCGCGGCAAAAACAATACATCACCCTGTACGCCTATCGTATGCCTCCAATTTGTTTATTCCGAGCAAAAAACACGATGGGGCTATACCCCATCACTACACGAAATAAACACGTTATTCATCTTCTCTCCGGCCCTTCCCCCACGCCCCCGCGTCCCGCAACTCCCGCAGCAACTTCCGCCGCAGCGCCACCTCCCGCAACACCTCGCGCAACCGCTCCAACAACCGCGTCAGCATCGCATCCCCTTACGCATCACACATCACAGTGGAGGTGGCGGGAATCGAACCCGCGTCACCGGAGTAGCACTTCGGCCCTCCCCGGTTCTACCCCATTCACCCCCATAAACTCCTTACATTCCCCGTAGTCCCATTATCGGAACCCCTCCACCACCACCGGCGTCGCCACCGGCGACACAAACCCACCCTCCGCCCCCTCCCCCCATACGCACAACGCGACCGCCACCACCGCAACCGCCAACGCCAACATCACCAGACTACGCTGTAATCTCATTGACTCATCCCACACAAAAGACACGCCAACTCGACCGTGTCCACCATCTCCAGCCGCAGTGTCTCCTGCGTCTCCCGCCATCCCGCAAATTCCCTCGCCAACGCGAACAATCGTGCATCCCCCAACTCTCGCGCCAGCACACCCAACTGGCCCTCCAGCGTGGCCAGCTCCCGCTGATGCACCTTCAGCCGTGCGTCGTCCTCGATAACCCGCTTGACGATCCGCTCCGGCCAACCCTCCTCCCGCGCCAGCTCCGGCAGATCCAACTCCTCCCGCATCCGCTCCATCGCCGCCGTCGCCTCCGCCTCGCTCCCGAACCCCCACGCCAGCACAAACCGAAACCGCGCGTCCGGCGCCATCTCCGCCACCAGCCCCGCCCGGATGGCTGCCTGCTCCCGCGCGTCGTCCGCCCAGATGTACCAGGTCGGGCTCGACCCTCGTTTGCCGCCCGTTCGTCGCACCTTCATCAGCCGCCCCCTTCCTCAGCCAATGAAAAAATCGGCTCCAACTCCTCAACCTCTTCCCGCTTCGCCTGGCGCCGGGCCCACCAGGGTTTCCAATCATCCTCAATCTCCCGGTAACGAATACGCACAGGATCCAACCGATGCAGCATCCCATCCACAAACTGGCAACGCAAAATCCACCCACCCACGTGTGGAACCAATCCCTTACGCCGCAAATAATTTGTCTGGCCCTCGAAACACCCCATCCCGATTACCGTCATCGGCCCATGATCAAACATATACATCACGTGCAAATGCCCGATCAACATCAACCGAATCGTCGGCTTGGGCTTTTCCCCCATCACCACCGACATCAACTCATCTTGTGCCAGTTGCGCCGCTCCTTTCTGCCCTCGATACGACAACGCATACGGCACCCCGCCGCTGGGATGCCACAACCGCGCCTCCACTCCCGGCAACAACGGCACATCCGCCGCGTCGTAATCCAGCAACACAACGTCGTCCCGCCCCAAACTCACCAGCTCCCGCCGCACATCCAACCCCGCCGATTTGAAAAACGCATAATCGTGGTTTCCCCCCAACAGATACCAGGTCAGATCGTCGTACTCCGGCAGGTTGTTTGCCACCGCGTCCGCCTGCTCCTCCCCCGTGATTGCGTACAGATCCGCCGCCTGCCCCCGGTACACCCCGTACCCCGCAAATGTATCCCCCCCGTGCAGAATATGCCGCACCCCATATTCCTCCCGGGCAATATGCACGAAATCCCGCAGCGCCGTCACCTGCTCCGCCCGGCTCCCCCCGTGCGTGTCGCTCACCACCCCGAAACAAATCTCGAACGTTTGCCCCCCCTCCGGAAACAGCGCCAACGACGGCTCGTAATCCCCCGCCGGCTTATCCGGCAACAACACCCGCCGTTGCTCATCCCGCTCGATCGCGTACCCCGCCGCCACCATCTCGGCAATGATATCCTCGACCGTGCTCTCCGCCCGATCCACCACCTCGCTCAATTCGTGCAACGTCCTCGGCTTTCGCTTCAGCGCCCGAATCACGTCCCGCGCTGGAACACCACAAAACTCCTCTGATTGTTCAGGTACAGGTACCGAGGAGGACTTCTTTTTCCACGCTCTGTGCCTGGACCGCAGCGTCTCCCGCTTGATCCCGGGAAATCGCTCGTCAATCTGCGTCCAGGTCAGCTCAAGCTCCTCCTTCAGACGATCGATCTCCTCGCCCGTCGGACCCTCAATCATCTATGCCCCGTCGCGCTCCGCCACGCGCCGGACCAAATCCGCCTCCACCCCGTGTTCCTCGTAAAACCGTGACGGCTGCCGCCAGTCATACCGCCCGTCGCTCGCGAACGTCCGCGGGCCTGGGATCCCCCACGCATTCACCACACAAATCTGCTCGTGGAGATGAGCGCCGGCGTACCGCCCATCTGCGTTTCCGATCGTACCGATTGGCGGGCCGCCCTTCCACACGATCTCGCCTGGGGAAACGAACATCTCTTGCAGATGCCACCCCGCCCACACGATCATCTCCCCCGCCCTCGTCACCCCCAAAATCTGAATCACCCGCCCGATTCCCCCGCCCCAATCGTGCGCGCTCAACACCACCCCGCTGAACGGCGCCACTAACCCCTCCCCCAAATCCGTATTCCCCCCACTCTCCAGATTCCAATCCTCACATCGCTGTGGGTGGAAATTGTACGGTCCGTACACCCGCGTCGCCTCATACCACGGCTGATCCAGATCCGCCATCGGCAGCCGAAACGGCTCCTCCGCATATAGCACCTCCCGCACCACCTCCGGCGCCTCATTCCCATCCGCCCCCAGTGCCTCCTCCAACCGATCCGCCGTTATCTGCAGCGACATCATCGCCGCCACGACCGCCTCGCGCAATTCGCTCATCGCATCGCTCCGACCCACGCCGCGATAGCCGAGCCAATAAATTGCAAGACCGCCAGCGCCCCGGCCACCAACCCGATCCGCTCCTGCATCCGCGCCTGATCCTGCTCCACGCGCCGCAAGCGCTCCTCCTGCTCGTCCTGATCCTCGCAGATTTTGGCCAGCTTCTCGATCACCGTGTCCAATTTGGCGTCGAGCAACGCCAGCGTGACACCCCGCTCGTCGTCAGCCATCGGGCTAGCTCGGAAACTGCTTTTTGACCTCGGCCTCGATCATCGCCCGGATCGCGTCCGCGTACTGGTCAATATCCAACGCCACCCCCGCCGCCGCCAACTGCGCCTCCACAAACCCGATCGCCACGTCCAGTTTCGCATCACCATAATCCGCCAACTGCTCCGTCAACCCCAACTGCTCGGCCGCCGCCACCGCCCGCTCCACCGCCGCCTCTACCTGCCACCAATCCCCCCGCTGCCGTAGTTTCTCCAAATGCGCCTTCGCCTCGCTGATCCCCCAGACCAGCAACGGCGGAATCGCCACCTGGATCAACACCATCACCACATTCTGCAAAATTGCAACCTCTTCCTGAGACACCTCACACCTCCTCTATAGCCACTGATAACCCCAATACCCACACCCCAACGCACATAGCAAAACGGCGCCCTGCCCCCCGTCCCCGGGAAAACAGAACGCCGCAATCAGCGCGCCGGGCCCACACAGCCCCCGTCTGTTTAATTCAAACGCTCCCCACCATCATACCACATCCACACAAAATTGTCAAAACCATAAGCACTCCCCTTCCCCAAATACCCTCGAACCAATCTCGTGCAATCTCGAACCCCCTCAACGACCATTTCCAGGCACCAAATTGACCCAAAAGTGTTTCACCTTGAAACAAAAAACGCCCAAAGTGTTGACAATTCTAGCTAGACTGTGGTATAATCTAGATAGAATTGAGAAACAGGAGAACCAAAATGCTCACAAGCGCAGAGACACAAACATTAACAGAATACAAAACAGAGAAATACTTCGACATCAACGAAGCGCTCCGTAACGATGATTTCACAGATGAAGTCGAAGTCATCGACGACATAATGAGCAAGTCAGTCATCGACGAAGGCGTGGTGCTCTACCGCGGTACCAGCCTCTACGCGATGGACCTCGACGAAGACGAGGACTACACCGGCGAGATTATCACTGATCGCGCCTTCATGAGCACAACCGCGAAGAAACATCTGGCCGCCCGCAAATTCTACCGCGGCCTGCTCCTGATCATCGAGGCTCCAGCCGGAACACACGCAGCGGAGCCCGAGGAAATTTTATTCGAAAACGAGGACGAAGTTATCCTCGACCGCGACCTGGAACTCGAGGTCATCGAGGATAATTGTGACGAAGACGAGCGAGTAATGAGAGTAAGAGTAATCTAAAGGAGATAAAAAAATGTATAAGAAACAGGCGACACACAAAAGCGGAAACGGAACAGTTGTGGTGAAAGAGACAGACGGTGGCTACGTCGTCACCGTCCACAAGCAGGCTCTCCCCCCGCACTACCGGAAAGTGTTTGCGACGAAGGCGGCTGCGAAAGCGCATTTCAAGCGACTGAGCCGCTAGTCAACAAGGCCCGCCGGGAGCCTCGAATCCCGGCAAGGAGAAAATCATGGCCACCATCGGATTATACTTCCGCGGTCTCGACAACGAGGATGTCAACGCCCGCCGCGCCAGGCTCAACAACGTAGCCGCCGCGTTCGGCTATACCGCTGAACGTGGTCCCACAACCGGCGAGGGGAATCTCGCCGAAATGCTAGTCGCCATCGACGCCGGCGAACTCGCCCTCGTCCTTCTGCCCGACGAACATTTCCGCCCCGCGCTAGAACACCTGGACTCGCTCGCGGCCGAATCGCCGCGAAACGAGTGGGCCGCCGTCATCGCCGACGCACTCCGCGCTGCGCTCCAACGCAGCGCGGAGGCCGACGCCGCCGAACTGGACGACTACGAATAAAAAAGCCCCGCCTCGGTGGAGGAGGCGGGGCTTTCCTTTTACGCACTACGAACTACGCATTACTCCTTACGTCCGATAACCCCCCTACCCAGAACCAACCAAAGGCCTGGGGGGCCTCTTAACCAGTCCACCAATCATTTCTCACTCCCCGGACCCCCCGGCTCCCACGCCACACACACCCACCGCCGCGCCCCCGTCCAGTAAACATGCACCCATCCACCATCCGTCGGAACCTGGAAACGGACGCCAGGAATTGCCCAATCGGCATCTTGCGTGCCGATCCGATATACGCCTATCTGCCCGCTCATATCCACACTAAACGCACCGCCCGCAAACGACTCCGATCCGCAGTCAGTGCTAAAGCGCAGACCGTGATACGACCGACTCACCCTGTGCTCCTCCATCCCCGGCGGACACACCCCGCCCCTCCCGCTCTCCAACTCCCCGCCCAACGCGAAATATAGACCCACCAATACCAATCCAACCAACACCAACTTTAACAACCCCTTCACCACTCACCTCCTAACTGCATCATCCTACCCCTACCCTCACCTATTCCAACCGTGACATCGTGATATCGGTGATATCGCGTGATATCGCCCCCCAAACCGTGACATCGCCCTGACGTGGATTTTCCTGCGCAAATAAATCCCCCTCCTAATTTCCTGCGCAGGAAATTAAACCCTCCAACTCATCCGTCACCCTGCGCCCCACCTTATGCCCCTCCGCCGTCCGCGCCGGCTCCGTCAACCACCCCCGCCGCTCCCACCGTTGCGCCAACCGCGTCAGCTCATACTTGCTCACCTCCCCCTTGAACGCCTCGTACAACCGCCCGATCACAAACGCCCCCCCCAGCTCCTCCAACGCGTACCGCACCAGCCCCTGCTCCACCTCCCCCAACACCTCCCCCTCCGGCGTCGCCACCTCCCCCACATCACCCGCGTCCACCCGCAACACCTGCACCTGCTCCCACCGGTCCGTGAACGTCAGCGCCAATCCACGTTGCCTCAACTCCTCCGCCCCCTTCCGCCCCAAAATCACGCGGCTCTCGTTGTGCGTCCGGCACTGAAACGCCACCGCCGTCGGCAAATTCGCCCGCACCTGCCCGTCGATCACATCGCTGCTCGGATTCTGCGTCCCCACGATCAGCGAAATTCCCATCGCCCGTCCCTTCCGCGCGATCTCGATCAACGTCTCCATCGCCGCCCCGCCCGCGAAATCCGCCGCCTCGTCCACCACCAACAACAACAGCCCCAGCCCCTCGCACTCCCGCCAATCCCGCGCCCCCACCCGTGCCATCAGCGCCTGCCGCCGCAGCCGCTCCGCCTCCACCCGCTCGATTAACTCCTCCGCCTCCCGCCTGCTGTGCGCGATCGGCGCAAACAATTGCGGCAGCCTGGCGAACGCCGACCCGAAATCCACCTCCTTCGTGTCCACAATCGCCACCTGGTACTCCGTCGCCGGATGCTTCGCCGCCAGCGCCAACACCACCACCTGCATCATATTCGTCTTCCCGCCCCCCGAGGTCCCCCCCACCAAAATCGCCCGCTGCCCCTCCGCCAAATCCAGATTCACCCGCCCCCGCGTCGAATAGCCCAGCGTAACCACGTACGGCTCCTCCGCCAGCTGATCCTCCAAATCCAGCGGGATCACCGTCGGCAGCCGCTTCACCTGTTGCCCCGGCGTTCGCGCCACGCACACCACCAGCCCGTACCCGTCCGCCACCGCCACCCGCCGGCCCCGCAGCGCCGCCCGCCATTGCCGCCACAGCGCCCGGTCCAGCCACTGCTCCCGCGCCACACCCGCCAACCGCTGCATATCCAACACGTACAACACCCGATCCCCAGCCTGATCCACGATCGCCATCGCCCGCGGCAACACCCGCCGCCCGCCCCGCCCCTTCTGCCGCAACAACCCTCGCTCCTCCAGCGTCCCCGTCAGCGCCTGCCAATATTCACACACCTCGTGGTGCATCATCGCCTCATAATCCCCCATCTCAATCCTCCTCCCACACCGCCTCAATCGCCTCAATCTGTCCCGGCGGCAATAACCCCGCCGTCCCCGCCTGATCCAGCCGCCGTAACACCCGCACCCCCGCCAATCCATCCGGTCGCGCCGCCGGCGGCCCCGGCAGCTCCGCTTCCCGTCCCCCCGAATGCCCGCCCCCCAACCGCGGCCGCGTCATCCCGTCCACCCCCTGATCCCGCGCCGTCGTCCGCTCCTCTTGCCCCGCCTCTCGGAACTGTGGCGCCACCGTCTCCCCGCTCCCCAACAGCCGCGTCACGTGTCCCGGCTGCCGGTCTAAATCCACCAGTTTCCACCCCCCCCGCCCATCCCGAAACGCCAGTGGTTGCGCGTCTCCCAACGCGCTCCGCTCGATCACCACCGGGCGCTCCCGCAGCGTCCGCAGCCCGTACACCACCAACCCCACCGCCCCGATCAACGCCAGCAACAACACAAACGGAATCCCGTAATCTCGCCCGTACCCCAACGTTACCTCCCGCATCTCCGCCGCCCGCGTCGCCGTCGCCTGATACGCCGCCGCCGTCGCCCCCACCGCCTCCGCCGTCGCCGTCCGCCGCCCATCCCACGCCGCCGCCGTGCTCGTCACCTGCCAGGCAACCACCTCCGCCGTGCTCGTCGCCCGCTCCGCCCGCGCCTGCGCCGTCGCCGTTCCTTGCCGATTCCATCCCTCCGCAGTCGCCGTCTGCTCCAATGCCCAGGCCTGCGCCGTCGCCTGGACCGAGGCCGCTTGCTGCGTCAATTGTATGCTAACTGCCTGTTGCGTCGCCTGTGCGCACTGCGTCGCGTTCGCCGCCTGTTGCGTCGCCCACAACCTCTTCTGCTCCAAATCCCGCTCGTGCGCCGTCTGCGTCGCCTGCGCATCCGCCGTCATCGCCACGTATTGCCGCTCCGCCATCGCCGCCGCCGCATCCTCCGTCGCCTGCGCCACCTCCCGCGCCGCCTGTGCCTCCGCCTGCGCCGCCTCCGCCGCCTGCGCCGTCCCCACCCGCGCCACCACCGCCGCCTGCGCCGTCGCCTTCTCCCCCCCTCCCGGCATCTCCGCCACCGCCGTCAAATCGTTCATCCGCTGATACGCCACCCCCTCCCCCTCGCACCCCGCCACCAGCAACACCAGCAACATCAGCAACACCATCCCACATCGCCCCTTCATCATCCCCACCTCCAATCGGACCCCGACCCGCCTCCCACAATAATAATCGGCGTCCCCTCCTGCCGCTTCTCCTCCCGCCCCGATCCCCGAGGTCGCGTGTCCCGTTTCCCCCCCAGACACGCGTACACCTCCGCCTGCCCCTTCAACCGCTCCACCCGCCGCCGCGCCTCCCTGTCCCTCCACCATTGCCACCCCACAAACCCGCCCACCACCAGCGCCACCAGGAACCCCAGCATCAACCCCAGCGCCAGCGTGATACTCCCCGCCGCACTCACCGCACCATCCCCCACAACACCCGGACCCACCCCAACCCCGTCCCCGTCAGCGCCCGGTACACCACATACACCACCACCGCCACCGTCACCGCCCCGATCACCGTCAGCGCCGTCATAATCAACCGCCCAAACTTCTTCACCACCACAATCGCCAACACCACCACCACAAACCCCACCACCCCATACCCCACAACCTCCGGCGTAATCTCCATCGCTCCTACCTCTCATGACTGTTGGGAAACCGAGCCTAGAAGAGGAATCACAACGGCTCGACAATGAATTGACCAGGCTCCCGTTCCCTGCTATAATCCCCCATTGGAGTGGGAACCTCGACCAGGCTCCCCCACTCCAGGGCCGGGGCCCCAAACCCCGGCCCGCCTGTCTACAAATTCTCTCGAAAAACTACCTCTGTAAACCCTCGATACCCCCGTCGAAAATGCACCGCTCCCACCGCAAAACCCACCTCAAACCCCAATCGCCCCCCTGAATCAACCACATAAATACATCGAATCCCTCCCCACTCGTAAATCTCCCGCATCAACCGATATGAATTGAACGCTTTATTCACCGGGATCAAATAAACAATATCATCCGCCACCGTGAAACTATGCCGCAACCACTGACTAAAAACACTATACGGGGGATTACTTACAATCCAATCCACCCGTCGATCATACGCGAAAAAATCCCGTCCCTCGCCAATCTCACACCAATCCGTCCCCGCCGGCAGATACCGATAGAACGCTCCATCCCCCCGACACGGATCCAGGCAAACCCCCCGCGGATCGAAAAACCGCACCACATCCCGCGCCACCTCATCCGGCGTCTGACACACATCCTTCTCCACTACCGCTATATCCAATAAATGCAACTGCCCCATCTCACTCCTACCTGACGCATTACGTATTACGCATTACTTCCGCGTATCGCCCTTATCAGAACCCACTCCCACCTCCTCCACCAACCCCCACACCCCCTCTCCCCCCTCCAAACGATACGCCCGTACCACCCGCCCCCATCCCCACCGTGCCACCACCGGCTGCAAATCCACCCGCCGTCGCCACGCCCAACACCACAAACACACCCCCTCGCACACCGGATTCGTATCCCACCCCCGGAACCCACACATCTCACACACCGGACTCGCCCGCTCTTGCATCCGCGCTACATAATCCCGCCGCCACCCATATACCGAATTCCTGTGACACCCCAACTCCTCCACCACCACCCGCGTCTCAATATCCAACCCTCGCTCGTCAAACAACTCAAACGCTCGCTTCTTCAGAGGCACCTGATCCTTCCGCAGCTCCGCCGGCAACCATCGCCGTGCCTTCCGCCCCACCACCGAACGCGCACACCCAACCTGCCGCGCAATCTCCGAATACGACAAACCCTCCACTCTCATCTCAACCAACAACTCCCGCGTCAGCTCCATTGCTCTCCTCCCTAAAAACCAACAAACCCCAGTTGCCGCACCCTCATCAAATCATCAATCTCTTGCCAATCCACACGTCCAGTTGCCACATTCCAAAAATCTAACGGATACATCCACACCGCAATCCGTCTCCGCTCATCATCCGACAATGTCCTCTCCACAAAAAGCTCCCCCTTCTCCCGGCCGCGCCACCAATCCGGTGCCTCCGATTCCTCCGTAAATGGCGGTAGCCAATCCCGCTTCGGACGCCTGTTCATCCGCCGCGCCAGCGTAATCAGCGAATGCAATGTATCCGGTAGCAATTCCTTCAATCGATCCCTCGCCATTTTGTCCCGCGCCGCCTGAGATTGGAGCGAGGTTGATATCACAGTGACAAAATATGGATCAACCGGCAATCCATCCCAAACAGGCACAATACCTACAAACTCCCCCAACTTACGCTCCCCCCACTCAATCTGCGCCAGAACATCTTGTACATCACCAACGATGTACGACTCTGTATGGCCACCCCGTCCCGGCAAATGCTCAAATACAGCTACGCAGGTCATAGAACGTATAACTCAGCTTGTATTATCTGCAACCCATCGCCCCATCTGAGTTGCATAGTGTTGCGTTCTCTCCCATCCCGTATTCCATCGCTCAGCAGCCGTCTCCTCCCGGTCCGTCGCCGGGCCTTGGGCGTAGCAATGCTTGCACCTTAAACTTTATTGCTTTCATCCACTCTTTCATGATAATATCCTTCTAGGTCGCATAAGTCTTCTTGTCTTACCTAACAACTCCAGCTTCCAGTAGTGCCTGTAGCGTCTTGTGGACGCCGTGGCAACCATCGACCCCCTCGGCAACGTAACCATCTGGGAGCATCAACAGCTCAATGTGACGAACAAACTTGCCGTCAGCGTCGGACTCAGAATCATCCACGACGCGGAAGCAGACCGCCGGGTTTTGACCCG